ATGCTGTATTTGTTTGACACACGTTTTTAAATAGCTAGGTATATCGTAAAGGTTAAAAAGAATTACGTTCATATTAATTGTTTATGTGGTATTTACTTGAGCCGTAATCAAAATAAAGGTCTATATTATCTTTACCTGGTTTTGCAGGCCATATGCCGCCATTATTTTTATATGGAAAAATAATTGTTTTATGATTGCCTAAAAAGGCAGCCCACCATGAAAAAGATGATTGTGAAATAGCAATGTTCTCACTTTGCAGTAACGTATCAAAATCATTCATTGCTCTTGCATCACTTGCATGTGTAAATTTATCAACATAACCTTCCGAATTTAACCTACAACCTTCACTCACTAATCTCTGCACCGTATCACATTTAGAATTATCAGTAACTATAATAACGTCAGTAAAACCAGAATCAGTAATTAGTTTTTTATAAAAATCATACCCCAAGAATACTCCAATATCTTTGTAATCAGTCTCACGAATATGTACTATAAGTTTATCTTTATTAATTGAATGTTGACGGATGTTAAAAAAATTAATAAGATCTTTTCTAAATGGTTTGTAGTATTCTGCTTTCTGTACAAAAGAGTTTACAACAATGTCTTTATCTGTTTTTAACAGCTCATCCATGTCAACATAATTGTCTCCGTAAGACTTAATGTATATGGCGTTAACCTGGTTAGCACTTAATACACTTGGTCTTATTTCAAAGTTTGGTAGACCGGTATGACTAAGTTTTACACCTTTTTGTTTAGCCAGTAAATAACCAAAGGCTAACTGAAACATTCTGTTACCCATCCTACCCCATTCATCATATTGCACGTATACGCTCATTACCAATAACAGCCATTTTCTACCATATTTCTTTTTTCCGGTAATTCAGATGGTAATGGGTCTGTCCAGTGCTCATTAAAGAATGGTTGAAACTCTTTTATTTCTCTCCATCTCTGACCTTTAACACCAAATAATATTTGAGTTGACCCCCCTAAATGTATTCCTGCCTTACCCATACGTTTAGCTTCAGCAGTAAACAATAATGAGGTATACCCGGTGCCAAATATACCTACGTCAAAATCTTCTTTACGTAAAATATCTAAGTACTTTTTATACACTTCATCTGAAGTACTATACGTTGGAGTTGGTTGTATCTTTAATGCAAAAGGATACTTTATAGTTTTAAGTCCAAAGTTAGGTTTAATTTTACCATTCCAGATTTTTTCAAGATTTAAGAAATTGTTCTTAATAGATTCTGCAAATGGACTCATTACCAAAACTTTTTTACCATCAAGATAGTTGGTCCAAGGTTTATCAAAAAAGTAAGGCTCTAAATGCTGTAGTTCTGTAAAGTGAGCATTTTTGCAGTACTCTTCAAATACGTATTTTTCAAAAACAGGATTAACTTTATTCCATTTAGGTATTAAGTCTACTTCTTTCAAAGCATCCTTCATATCTTTTGCAAACTGCACAGTAGTTTCTTTATTGTAAGGATATAGACCTGCAATGTCTTCTACCTCATGTTGTAAATGTGGTAAAAATCTAGCAGCATTTTGTAAATTATGCTCACAGTATAACAGATTAAGTTCTGTGACTCCTATTTTACCAGCACATAAAGGTTTGCCAGTTTTTAAATAGTGAGAAATAAAGTTATTGCCTTCAACGATCATTAACGTATTTTATATACGTTTGAGTGGTACTCCACCATGTATTAGGACCTAACAACTCTTTGACCGGTAATACATCTCGGTTATTTTGAACCTTTTTCCAACGATCTACTAAACCTTCATAACCACTGTAATAAGCTTCTTTAAACCTTACATCCTCTTCAAAAAAGTAAGCATAATGTTCAAATCTTTGAGGTAATAATAATCCTGGACCATTTTTACCTTCAAGTTTTGGAGGCTCATGAGTAATAAATCTTTCACCTTTCCAGCCCCACAATCTTCTGTATGGTTCAATTTTACCTTCACCCCATTGACCAAATACTTGCTGATTTTTACCAACATAATAGTTACAGTAAAAGCATCCTGTCTTACCACCATTTTTCAGTAAATGATTTTCTGCATCTACCATTTGTGTGTAACTCCATTGCTCATCAACATCTATTTGCCACAACATACAAGAGTCGGTAATGGTTTTAATTTCTGTTATTGCAGCATTGACTTGTTCGTCTTTATTCTTCCAAGGTCTAAGTTCAAAATTATCAGTTAATGGTCTAATAATTCTAACCTTATTGCTCTTTATTGTATTTAAAAATTCTGATGTACCGTCATTAGATAAGTAGTTGGTATGCATATCTTTAGGTAACTCCTTACACCAAGAAGTTGATCCTGTAGGTAAAGATACACCTTCAACTATAATCCAATAATCGAGATTATTGATTAACGTACGGTAATAATCGTTATGTTGTAAATGTCTAAGACCGTTTAGAACTATTGTAAAACCAATTCTCATTTAATCTCCCATTGATTATGTAGTGTAGGTGTGGGTTGTCCAGGTTTAGTTAGAAATATCTTTTTATTATCTAAATTTAACTGTTCAACTAAGTTAGCCATTGCACTATCTACTAAAGCAATACATTTAGCCTTTTCTAGTACTTTACGCCAATGAAAAATGCTATGTTTTTCATTTATATGGATGACTTGATTTTTACTTAAAAATTGCACGTTTAATTGTCCTCTTGAATGTTTAATGCCAACTACATCATACTTCTTTTCTTTTACGTATAAGTTAAAGACTTCTTCTTCTTTATCTTTATTACGTTTGTATTGTAAATTCCATTTCTCTTTAAAAGGTACATTGGCTAATCTATATTTAAACTCGTCAAACTTTTCAGGACCAAATCCGTCACCTAATTTAACATATTCATCTGTACATTTGCTTCCTGGAAATGTAGCAGCTATATCAATTATTTTATCTAAGTCATATTGTTTTAATAATTCAAAAGCTTGAGGTACGCATTCATATACATTATCAGTAACTGGTAAAAAGGTTACATAACTTGCTACTTCCTCAAACATGGGTAAAAAGTTTTTAAATACAGGCCATATAACTTTATATCCATTATCACTATAATACTTTGCAATTGGTAGACAAATAATTAAATCTCCAAGTTTACCCGGTTGAACTATACCTACTGTTTTCATACAAATTGCTTACGTTTAAAAATAGCAAACCCATTCCTTAAATTTGGATTTATAGCTACTGCTTCCCAATCACTATCATTGCTTAATTCTTCTACAACCTGATTTGTTTTAAACGCTCTAAAATAATCATCTAAAAAGAAAACATTTACATTATCTTTAAGAAGTTTAAACTCACTATATCCTGTAAACTCAGCACCGTCTATTAACACTCCGTCATATTTCATGCCAGGGGTTATAAACCCGTCATTTGATAATATAGTAATTAACTCACCTTTAAACCATCCATTTGCAGTTTCTTTTTTAGTATTCTCAAATTTATTATAAGGTGAGCTCCATATTTCATTAAAGTCTTTATGAAGCATGTCATCATAACTTATAGATGATTTATTATAACAATCTACCCAACCTTTATACTGGTATGTATTGTAAATTAACTCTTTAAACCTATCTCTGTTTATCTCAATACAATCTAAATGACGGTCAGGTAAATCTTTCATACCTTCTATGAAGCATTGAGTTGATCCAAGCCCGTCCCAAGAACCAATTTCTAAACACTTAGCTAATTTAAATTCTTTAACGGCTTGGATGATTATTGCTCCAAAGATGTCATTTCTTGTAATTTCAGCCATTAATGTTGCCTCCAGCCGTATCAACTTTACTCCAGTCTGGATTCTTTTTTAGGTAACTGGCTAATGTTTTAACATCTTCAATTCTTTCTTGTACTAAATCATACCAGAGTTTATCACTAATCTTGTTGGCATCAGCAACAGCCATTCTATCAGCTACTCCGTCTTTTTTATCTTTACCTAGTACCCAATGGCGGTGTTCAATCATAATGTCACCTCTATACTTCAATCTACCGACGGAACTGAACACTTGATGTAACCATTGATCAATCCAATTAATCTTAAATTCTTCTCTCATAAACTTACCCACTACATTGACATATTGTCTATGACAGAAGAAGTTTACAGCCAATTTTTCACCATGGCAATCATCATTACAATGAACGCCTAAAATGTTATCAGATGGCATGTTTTTAAATTCATTAATAAGCATTTCATCCCAACCAGGTGTTTTAAACACCATATCATCACCAATCATTGAAATGATTTCTTCTGTTGAAGCATCTACGCAAAGATTCCACATCTTACCTAAACCAATAAACTTTTTATCATTTTTAATATCAACAACTTTTACACAAGGTATAGCTGAAGCTACTTTTTTAATAATGTCTCTTGTTGGGTCATCTTCATCAACACCAAAGTAAACATTTACGTTATTAATGTCTTTGACTGTAGTAAGAATAGACATGAGCATAGTCAAACGTCTATTCATTCTTTCTCTAGACGGTACTAATATGGCTATTTTCAAAAGTCACCTCCGTGTCTATAAGCTAGATCATCAAACTGATAAATCTGATCACTATTAACAGTGTTGGTAATGCCTTGGTATTGAATTACTGCATCACCCCATCTCTTAATATAAATGTTACCTGTTTGATCCACGTAATCAAAGAACTTAATATACTCACTATTCTTAAAGTACTGTACATCAGCAACAAAAAAATGAGTCTGGTACATTAAGTTGTATGTACTTGGATCGTACTTGTCTTTGAAATACGTCTTACAAGCATCATTGAAGCCTTCAATTACGTAATCCATATCTGTTTCAGTGCCAAGATAACCGTAAACGTATTTGCCTTTACTCATTATTTCAAAGGGGTCATAAGTCAATGGACTATGAATATATGAGTCACAATCTAATCTCATAATATACTTTACCTTTTCAAAAAAAGTATGTATAAAAAGATCACCGGCAAAAAATCTGCACATATGTCTATAACCTAAAGAAAAGAAAGCACTTTCATCCCAGTGACCTTTAAACCTTTCCGGTATCTGACTTTTAATATCATCACTATAATCTGGTACTTTAAACTTTACATTATAAAAGAAGTGATTTTCAGGGGCATGTTGTTTAATTGAGTCGACAACATCTTGTGGTAATCCTTCATGGCCAAATACAACTGGATAAGGATATTTGTTCAGTACATTGGCTTTAAGAAGATCTAAACTTACATATAGTCTTCTTAAATGGATAGGACTATTATTTACTAAGTAGAATATGCAACTATTTTTTATCATTTTTTAAATTCTTTAAAGTTTGTATAACTTGTTCTTTTGTTACGTAAGGTGGTTGGTTAGGGTAGTGGCCATGCTTCTTTAAGTATATTTCCCTACCACCATACACATTCTTTTGCCATTGTTCTGTCTTATTAGCAATAGAAGAGTTATCAATTGCACCAGGTGCTTCAGTTAAGTAGTTTTCACTATTAGCTATATCAGCAAACCACCAGAACGGTGGATGAAACCCGGCCTTGATAATACGGTATGTATGATCTACATGCTCCCAAGCATTATAAAACTCTTCATCAATGTAACCAACCTTTTCTAACACATTACGTGTAAAGAACGAAAACATTGCAACTGTATGCTCATATAATGCTATCTTTATTGTACCGTAATCTATAATTAGTTTCGGGTTTGGTTCACTGTGCTGGTCTAGTAAGTGTCTGTTATGTAAATCAAAGTCTTTAATGGTTTGTTTACGGTTAAATGGTGAACCCGGACCGTAATTAAAGTGCTCAATACCTGATTTTTGATAAGCTTCAATATATCTCTGGAATACAGTCTTATCCTTAATAATCATATCATCTTCAATAATAAAGATATAATCACAACCTGCATCATATAAATGCTTCATTGCTTTGTTCTTAGATTTACCAACACCTAAGTTAACTTCATTCTGTAACCAGACACCTGGCACTTCTATTTGATTCTCAGCCTTACCGTCATTTACAACTACTAATTCATCTATCTGTTCACGCGGTAATGATGCAAGTAAGCCTTTTAAAAAGTCATTTCTATTACATGTAACGATACCAACCCCTATTTTAGCCATACTAGTATTATAACCAAGAACGATAAATAATCAATATGTCAAGCCTAATTAATATTTCAAAGTTACCAACCGCCGATGAAGTAGTCAACGGTGATTTTTTTGTTATCGATAACGGGGTAGTAACTAAGAAGATTAATTTCTCTAATGTTATATTTGGCTTAGATAATGTAACGTTTGCTAGCACTATTTCAGCTCAATCCACAGAGATTAACACTCTCTCATCTAATTTAACCACTTTATCTGCTCAAGAAGCATCAGATGTAAGCAATTTGTACTCATTTATTACCACTGCAGTACAATCTGCTACAGCATCTTTAACAAACATTTTATATCCAATTAATAGTATTAAATTTACTCTTAATAACATCAATCCAAGCACTACAATATTAGGTACAACTTGGACTCAAGTAGCTCAGGGGTTGTTTTTAGCTGGTGTAGGTGCACCTCTTATTAAAGATAAAAACGGCGATTCCATTACTGTTAATTCAGGCTATGATTCAGCTAACCAATTAATAGGTGAATATAATCATAAGTTAACGCCATCAGAATTAGCTAATCACCAACACCCAACTAACGGTGCAGGTAATGTAGGCGGTTCAGCAAACGGTAACGTTGGTGGTGGTGGTATTTTAGGAGCAAATCAAGTTGGTCTCACCCAACCTGGGCCGTCTATAGCAGTTTCAAGCGGTGGTACAGTGCCTGGTTTCCAAGCTATTGGTGATAATCCTCACAATAACGTACCTCCTTTCTATGGTATGTACGTTTGGCAGCGTACAGCTTAACGCTTTTTAGTAGTGTTCTGCTTAACGAACTCTCTAATATTTTGAAGTTCTTGCTTATAAGCTTTTTCTTTTTGATCGTCTAATTTTTGAGTCTTTAAAAGCTCTTCCATTGCAAGAATATTTTCTGGATTGAAGAGGTTATCAGGAGCATTTACATCACCGCCAATTAACCCGCCGTCAGTGTTTATGTACCACTTTATCATTTGAATTCGTTCTAGTGGTTGACCAAAAATTTCTATAATACCAGGGCAATCATCTTTTGGAAAAAATGGCGTCTTTCCTAAACCGTGTGTATATTGCATTACCATGCTTTTAAACAAAGCATCTATCTCTTTAACATATACTTGATCTGTTTCTCTTACACCGTTTTCTTTAATTGGTACTGGAGCAGCTTTAGTTATAGGTAAAAAGAAAATAATATCTAAAAACTTTAAACTCTCTCTAACCAGTGGTATGCACTTATCAATAAATTCTTTATCAATATCAGATGATTGTTTTTCAAATGCCCAGAGTGAATATACTAAGTTATCCAAACTACATCTATCAAATATAACGTTGTCTTTAGCTGTATACTTTTGCATCTCTTCAGTGAGAAGATTTAGTATCTTCCATTGCGAGTCTTTTGTAGCTAACTTACTATGTGGTAATTTTTCTTCTGTTATTAATTTTCTATAAGCTGCACTTTCAGTCTTATACATAGGCCATTCAGCCAAAAAGTCTTTAATTAGAGTAGATTTACCTTGATTTGCTGTTCCGCAGATAGCTATACGCATTTAAAGATTTATTACGCTAGCGTTTTAAATCAATATTAGGTCTTATCTTTACCTTTACCTTTACCTTTTTTAGGTTTTTCTTCTTTAGGTTGTTCTTCTTGCGGTTGGCTTGCTGCCGCTGCTGTAGCTTTTAAATCCGGTTTAGGGGCTCTATTTCCTGCAAATTTATTCGTTTGCCCTTTACCTGTTAGTACTGGAGGTACTTGACCTGATTGTTGTTGAGCTGCAGGTTGTTTAAGTACTGGTGGTATTGCACCTGGTGCTGCAGCTGCTGAAGACGGTTGTTGTTTTGGTTTAAGAACTGGCGGTACCGCTCCTGGTGCAGCTGCAGCTGATGATTGAGGTTGCTGAGCTTGCTGTGGTTGCTGTTGTGGTTGAGCAGCTGGTTGAGCTTTTGGTTGTTTAGGAGTCTTAGGTGTTGAAGGGTTAGGTATTTGAGCACCTTGTGGACCGGTTGGTATACCGCCGCCTGTTGGAATGCCAGGTTTAGCAGCAGCTGCTACATTACCTTGTTGTTGAGGTGCATTTTGAGCAGGTTGACTACCTTGTGCTGGTTGAGCTGCTTGAGCTTGTTGTGGCATATTAACTGCTGTTTGTGTTGCATTACCAACCATCTTATTGACCTCACCTGATACCTGTTTATACAATTCGTTAGGGTCAATATTGTAACCAGCACTTGATAAATCTTTTGCAATTTTAGAAGATACATCTGCAATGTATTTGTTAATGCTATTTTTAACACTATTTAACTTGCCTGCTTGATAACCTTGTCCGGTTATAGCACCGGCAATACCACCTAAAGCATGTTTAATTGCGTTTTCTACAACTAACTTTTGTTCGTTATTCCTTCTATAGCCTTCGTAAATTAGGTGGCTGTCTTTGTTCATATATTATATTTATAGCTTGTCTAATTTAGAAACCAACCCAGACATATCTGATTGCTGAAGTTTTAATGCAGCACCAATAGCTGCTGGTCCTATGAGAGCCATAACTCCTGGTGGAAAATGAGCTAATATTTCACTTAAATGCGGTATATAACTAGCGCTGCCTTGTAATGCAGTTAACCCTGCAACACCTGCAGATATCAAAAATGACTTAGATTTAGCTACATTTACCTTTTTAAGTGTATCTTTACAACGTTCTTTATGAACTTTCATCAACGTTGCAGATATAGCAGGATCTATCATTATCATCTTGTTATAAGCTGGTCTATCAAAGTATGCTATCTTTACAGGTGTACTTGCTTTAACTGTTGCGTTACGAGGTGCACCAGATACTAAAGCACCTTCACCGACAAATGTACCAGGGCCTAACGTTGCTACTTTAAGTTCTTTTCCACCTGTTGCTTTAATGATATCTACTTGTCCTTGTAGCACCACAAACATAAACTCTCCAATATCACCTTCTTTAATAATAACTTCTCCAACTGGATGTTCTTTTGCAGTAGGAAACGTAGCAATCTTTTTTACCGTTTTAGGTGGCACTCCAGCAAATAAAGCAGAAGCTTGAATCTCTTCAAATTTAATCTTTAATTTTTTAGCCATTACTACATATTTAAGCTATCTGCAACCGTGGTAATTTAAAAACCTATTTGCTTGCTTTTTGGTTAAAGTGTCTCTTGAATGAGCCATTGTTCTAGCTTTTGAGCAAGTGAGCTTACCTTTACCAAATCTCTTAGTAGTTAGCCTTTTTAATCTACCCGGATGACGAGCCTTATGTATATTGCTTTCAAAGTACAATTTAAAGGGCTCCATACTAATATTTATAAATAACTTTATGCGTACAGTAATTTTATTATGTTTATTTTTAACCGGTTGTATGAGTTTACCAAAATTTGATACACCTAAAGTTGACACCACCACATCTGCAGCAGTAGTTATAAAAGCTGAAGAAGGTAAAAAACAAGTTGATCAAATGGCTGAAGCCAATAAAAAGGTAGAAGCTGCTCGTCAAGAAATGGAAGCAAAATATGCTGCATTTAGAAATGATCTACAAAAAGCTTATGATGACTTGAAAAAGAAAGATGACGAAAACTTTGCTAAAATTGGAGAATTAAATTACGGCGTGTATATGGTTACACAAGAGAAAAAGAAACAAGATATGAACACTCTAGTAGCTCATTTACGTGCAAAGGAAATAATGAACCGTACAGATAAATTAACACCCGAACAAAAAGCAGCTATAACAGCTGATATTAATAAAGAAAAAGCTTTAACTATTGATCAGTTATATACCAAGTACAATGGAGCTGTTGAATTAGCTGTAGTTCAAAAACAAGCTTTAGATAATGCACAAGAAGTCATTGATCAAAAAGAAAAAGAAAAAGCAGCTTTGAGGGAAGCAGAAAAAATTACTATTAACAGACTTCAAGCTGAAAAAGATGCAGAACTTGCACGTTTAAAGAAAGAAGCAGACGATCAAGTAGCAATTGCTAAAGCAAATCAAAGAGCTGAAATGATAGGTTTGATAGTTAAAGCTTTATTAGGTGTTGGTATATTATTCCTAGTACTAGCAGTACTGTTAAAGAATATTACTATGGGTATAGGTTGTATAGCTTCTTTAGGTTTAGCTTATACTGCTGCTACGGTACCAATATGGGTAGTAGGTGCAGTTTTAGGTGGAGTGATACTACTCTTTGTAGCTATTGAAGTAATGAAAAGTAAAAAGAAGAAACCTACTTCAGATCCAAAAAGTACTGCAAGTGGTTAATTTCACCTTCAATACTATCCGCAATATTGAGAAGATCTCTATCGTTTTCAGATAGTAACTCATTACGTATAAAGTTCATTAAAGCTAATTTTTTAGTAATGATAGCTTTCTTTAAATCCATTCCTTCTTTATAACTTTCAATGGTAAAAGTATACTCTTTATTCTGATAATCTTTACCGTATTTACCGAGATACACTTCAACAAATTCATCAAAAAGTTCAGACAAATTCACATGAGCTTTGTTTAAAGCTTTATGTTGAGCGTACGAAAAGGTTTGCCAGTGATAAACCTTTAATTGATTGAGAAAAGATAAGAACGGTACTAACTTCATAAAGTTATTTATTAATCCTCTATAGGCTCTCCGGTATCTGTACTTACCCAATCAAGCTGAGCGTTTTCAGGTACATGATAACCCATAGCCTTTAAGAAATAGGTAAACTGCTCAACTAACTCCCCAGTAGTAGCGGCTCCGCTTATTGTAAACTCAATAGTACAAGGCACGATAGAAGCAATACCCTCTTTATTATCTTCTGTTTGAAGAAATTTAATTATTGAGCTCATACTACCTCCTCTAGTATTCCAAGTAATTCTGCTAATATTAATAAACCACCAGCCCATTCAATTTGATTCAATAATATCAAACCCGGTGAACAAGCTAAAACAAGAGCACCACCTGCAGCAATGCAAATAATGCTTTTGATTAAACTTACGTAAAAATGTATTTTAGGATTTGGTATGTAACTCATATATTAAACTTTTAAAGCTTTGTTCCACAGCTGTAAATGCATTCTGTTAGAGAACTTAAAGTTATACTTTTTACATAAATCAGCAACAATAGGTCCATTAACAAGTAGTTCTTCTCTACTACCACAGCAAGGCATAATCCATACTTGATCTGAACGCACAGCTACTTCAGGATTATTGAGATAATTCTCTAGTACTTCATTTAAGTCTGATTCTTGTTTAGCTACAAACTTAAAGCAAGCATCGTGTACAGCTAGATAACGTAATACTTCTGGTTTATAACGCTTTTCAATAGGATCTCCATTACTAGATAACTTAGGAGAAGTGGTATATGTTACGTGTACACCAATATGAGACCATTCATCATCTGGCATAATAGTACCGTTAGTTTCAAAGTCTATGTGTAATGTAGGCTTACTCACATCTTCTACTGTCAATGTTCTGCTATAGTTTTTAAACCCCCAACGATCTCTAATAAACTTAACAAACTCAATTAAGTTCTTTTGCTGAATAAAAGGCTCGCCTCCAGTTAGCTTTAATATTGCACCGTCTTTTAAGTTTTGATCATAACCGTTCTTCTCATACAATTGTGCAATCTCTTCAAATGTCATTTTATTCTTCTTTGACCAACTTACATAAGAGTCACAACCAAAAGGTGAATCTTCACTCTTAAAACCTATACACGTTAAATTGCACATAGACATTCTCATAAACACTGAAGGGTAACCAATATAACGACCTTCACCTTCTAAAGTATAAAATACAAAGTCGTCAGATAAGAATAAAGTTTTATTAGGATCAATAGACATACCCTATTGTATCACATTTCCAGTTAAATCAACATAGTTTTTTAATTAAATACTTTTATGACATTACCTTCTTCAGGTTCAATATCAATGAGTCAAGTTGATACAGAATTAGGCTATAGTTCTACTGCTACTATATCATTAAATGATTCCGCTGTGCGTAGTTTATTTGGTGTATCATCAGGACAAATAAGCATGAGTCAGGGGTATGGTAAATCTAATACCCCAGCTTATAGTTGGTATTACCCGGGAAATAATTATTTTGGATATCTTAATGGCTCAACTTTTAATACGCAAGGAAATGGTGTATATTCTTGGTGTATTGAAACTTGGGTTTATCCTTATTACACCAATAATAATCAAAACACCACAATTTTTGCTATAGGTAACGGTGGAGCTTACGGAAATGGTATTTGTTGTGAATGGTTTCAAAATGCTTTTAATTTTTACCAGGGCCAAAACCCAAGCTGGAGTAATGCTAATAGTATAAATAGCGGAGCCTCTTTTGGTCAGCAAACTTGGTGGCATTATTGCGTTACATTATATGGTGGTAATGTTACTATGTACATAAACGGAAGTTATACAAACAGTACAGGGGATGGATCTGGAGGTAATACTGCTAGTGGGGCTGCCGTTTTGAATGGCGTTGTTGATAATAGAGGGTTTGGATACGGGGGTATGCAGCAATATCAATACAACTTAAGATGGACTGAAAATAACCCAGTTTATTATGGTAATTTTACACCTCCCACATCACCATTAGGCGATGCCGGCGGTTCCCGGTTTGTGGTTGATACTACTTCAAATTTGGTTGATAGATTAGGCTATCAGGGTGTTGGTGGTGGTGGGGGCGGTGTTGTAACTGGTCAGAGTTTTCACCCTTAAAATTTAATAATAAAGGTATTAATTCTTTATGGTCAATACATTTTTCAGACATTTGTTTAATGTTAGTTAAATAAACATCTCTTATAGTTTTATAATTACCACCTCTCATTCCTGCAATTAAAGCATTAAACGAATTGTTTGCTTCTTCTTTATTAAAAATTTTAAGCCCAGCACCCACTTGTTGCCAACTTGCAGATACAAATAAACTGTTTAACGAAATGTCGTTTATAACTGTAAAATCATAATTACTATCAATTAATTTTTTTAAATTATTAGGCGTTTTACAATTATCTCTAAAATCTCTCCAAAATTTAGTATCAATTCTCTGAGTTAAATAATGATAGTGTAAAAATGACATAACGTCATCTGAAATGTTTAACATAGTTTCATTAAACAAATTAATACTTGTTTCATTTCTATCTGTAATACCTTTTATTCTAGTTAAAATATTTCTTAAAGATAAGATTGTGACCCATATGTTAGTAGCCTCTAAAGGTTCAACAAACCCTGAAGCTAGACCAATTGCAACGCAGTTTTTTATCCATTGTTGTTTATAGACACCGGGTTCAAACGAAAACGATTTTTCGGGTATATAAACATCTTCTCCAAACCGTTCTTTAATTTCTGCTATTGCTTGTTCGTCTGTTAAATAATTTTTATCAAATACGTACCCGCAGCCGTATCTACCTTGCAACGGTATTTTCCATGCCCAGCCGTACTTCATTGCTATAGACTCGGTATAAGGAGGTATCCTATCTTTATCCACATCAGCAAAAAACGGTATAGCTCTATTTAACGGTAAGTACTCTTTAAAACTTTGCCATTCACTCTTATAGTGATTACCAATGATTAAACGTTTTAAACCTGTACAATCAAATACAAAATCACATGTAATGTTTTTACCATTTTGTAGAGTAAGGTAAGTTATATTACCATTTACATCTTCATTTATTTTATCAACAATTCCATCAACTACCTTTATACCTCTTTCTTCCCCAACGTCTCTTAAAAACTCTGCTAACTTTATAGCATTTATATGTAATGCAAAATTACTTAGTTCACTAAAAGTTAAATTTTTCGTCTTCCTATCTTCGTACTTTGCTATAACTACAGCATCTTTTTCACAAACATGCGCAACAAATTCAATATTATTGAAATTGTCTCCTTTAGCTATGGTTTCTAAAGCTAATAAATTATCTTGACAATAGTACATGTTAAAAATGGACTGATAATTTAAGTCCTTAACTGTGTCAAATCCGTGATAGTAGTAATCCCCGTCCCCGTTCCAATTAGTAAACTTAATACCGTTCTTGACAGTTGCATCTGCATGTTTAACAATATCATTGGTTTTGATACCCAACTCTTCCATTGCTCTAGTAAAATGAGGTGTTGTCCCTTCACCAGCTCCTATAATTCCTATTTCACTACTTTCAATTACAGTAATGCTAACGTCGGGGTAAAAATTTTGTATGTATAGTGCAGTAAGCCAACCTGCTGTACCACCGCCCACAACAACAATTTCTGTATTTTTATTGTTTAAATCAACTATCATAGTTTTATTTAAAACGGTTGATTTGTATATCAATTCTGCTACATATATAAATAATTTTATGCTATACTTTGCAGAAAAAGATAAAGAAGGTAATACTTTACAGGTTGTAACCATAACTGAAGAGGATTATGCTGCTTTTGATCATAAAAATCCTCATCTTAGTCCATTAAGCGGTATGGTAGGGAGTATTTGGGTACAATTGTCCGGTGCACCATAATGCCTAAGGATCAAATACATTTTTTTAACCCGGTGCCAGGGTTAGCAGCTGCTTATCCAGTTTTAAAAGCTAATGAACTAAAAAGAGATTGGGTTGAGAGCAATAACAAAGAAGTGCAGAAATTTAATACTTCTTTAAAAACATGTCCTATTAGTAAGTTAAAAAGTTTAGCTTTAACTACAAAGTTTATTGTTAAGTGTCCTGGTATTAGATCGTTTATGAACACCGGATACATAGTAACGTTACCGTTTGATGTTGTAATAGAAACATACGGGGACGGTGTAAAGTTTGTTAGTGAACATTTTGCACCAAATGACGATTTTGTCAAATTAGGTGTGAATGGGTTTAATAAAGAAAATTTTCACGATATAGTAAATGTGCCGCAAAATTCACTTAAAAGTTTAATAAAAATTGATACTGGATGGAAAGTAGTTCCGGATGAAAGGTTTGTTTTTATGTGCGGTCCTGTACATTATACCGGTGAATCTAGATTCACTACTGCTACCGGTATATTAGATCCTTTTATAAGCTGTGAGCTTAATATTGCAATGTACTGGCATGTATTGCAGGGTAGAGAAATTTTAAAAGCCGGTACTCCTATTTTACAAATAATACCTATTCCAAGAAATTTAATTATACCGGAACCTATATCATCTGAAGGTACTGATAAACAAAAAATCTCTAAAAGTTTAATAAACTTAAGTGTTATATCAGCATTTAAAGATTACTTTAAATTTAAAGAATTAACTAAACGGCTTTGGAAAAATTAAGATTGTTTGTTTTTCTTTTCCAATTCTGCTAATTCTTTTAGGGCTTCCTCAAACGAAACTTCCTTTACCTGTTGTGGTAGTTGAACCGGTTTAGGAGCTTCTACAGGCTGTTGTTGTTGCAAAGCTTTATTCATTTTTAAAGCAACATCAGCCTCTAATTGTGCACTTTTAGGATCCCTTTCTTTCTTGATTGGTAACGAAGAAGGGTTAGAATGTTGTAAAGGTGTTATGGAACCTTTAGGAGCAACAAAATTCCCATAGATATCGTTTAATTTCACCGTGAACCCTTACCCCCGTTACCCCAAGATGTACCTGCAAACAAGTTACTATAGCCTTTTGTCTTTAAACCAGGCTGACCTAAATCTCTTTGTTTTTCTTCTGGTTTAGGTGTAGGGTCTGGCTGCTTTTCTTCAGTTGCAGGAGTCGTTTGTGGAGCTGTATAACTTTCTTTAATGACTTGTAAAGCTTTTGTTTTTGGCACTTCATTTTCGTTTGAAACTGAGCAAATAGCAGAATTATCTTCGTGTTCCCACACTTCAACTCTTTCTACCCAACATCTTCCGTTAGTTATAGTGCGTATAACTTCATCGCCTTTTTCTAAGCAGTATTGAGCAAATTTTTCAATTCCAACGCCATCCTTCATTATACGCAAATCAATGATACCTTTTTTATTAAGTTCAATGAACGTTTGTAACTCAGGATCTTCTTGCCAAACTACCATAGTATGGTCAAATTGTTCTTCTAATGTACTTTTTAACTGTTTAAGTCCGCCAAAGTCTACAACCCAGTTATTTTTATCGAGAGTATTGCATGTAAACCAGAATTTAGCCTTAAGTCTGTAACCATGGATAAATCTGCAGTGACTAGTAGCGTAAGGTTGACGAAAAGCTGTAGAGCCTAGGTAAATGATTTTAGTTGACGAGAATTGCATAAAAGTATTATAGAGTAGGAAGAGAAATTCTCAACCCATATATATTATTATCTGTATTATTATACCGATGTTCCCATTACCGTCAACTGTTAACAAAATCGTCTTCAGTCGTTGGATTCAAATTACCTTGCATTTTATCGTGTAATTTTAAGTACTTTTGCAGCTCTTTTCTACTCAAGCTTGCAACCCCACCGTTATGCACTTTTGCTAACAAATTGTTGTAATCTTTCTTTTCTGTATCGGTAACCATTCCAGGCTGTTTAGTTTTAACATCTTTACCAATATAGTAAGCATTATTTTTGAACGTAATTCCCATTTCACCTGCATGTTTGTACGGTACGTACTTATCCATGTTGTTGAAAAACATTAAATTTCCGTAATTAGTAACAACACCGCCATGGTAATTTTGGTTAATAAGATACTTTGCATATCCAAAACCATTTCTTGCTAACTCTTTTCTTGTAAAATCATTATCAGGTGTTAACGTGAATAAAGTTCCTTTATCACCTAAGTTTTGTTTTCCTGTAATTTTAAAATTCCAAGTATTTGTAGCGTTATTGAACAAATTAACCCGTACAAATTTATTATCGCCTTTACCAATTAATGTCACTTTGTTAGTGTTAACATCAAGTGCAATTGCTTTAGTTTTATCTCTATAACCTTTAAAGTCTATACTACTCAAATCGCCTTTACTTGCAGCTTTAGCTTTTTCACCCGCTGAAATAAATTTATTATAAGCACTGCCTAACTTACTCAAATAGCCTCCAAGTTTTCTGTGCATTGGAATACTAACTTTCGGTGGTGTTGAACCTGGGTAAGCTCCGGCAAAAAACGGTATTTTATTTTGAGGTTTTGCTGCAGCTGTAGGCTCTTCTTTTGGTGCAGCTGGGGCAGCTGCTGGTTTATCAAAATTAAGTTTTAATTGTTTTTTATCAGCTGGTACTTTTGCTGGTTTTTCAACTGGAGTTTTTTTAGTAACATCAACTGGTGTTTCAGGTATACCT